ACAAACCCACCGTTCTGGTGGGTTTATTTGAGACAATTGCCTATATTGACAGTTCTTCTTGTGGATCTTTTGAGGTCACAAAATTGATATACTTTACTGCATCATCTTCCTCTGTAAAATACCGAACGATGGTCTGTCCAGTATGTAATGAGGTAAACAACAATAAAATATTACAATTTCGATAAACAGAAAACTTAATAGCCCACCCGTTGCGGGATACAGGGCTAAAACTTTTTGATTTAGCCTTTATTTCCAACATAAGCAAATGACTTGAGTTTTCCGGTTTTGACGATTTCTTTTGCATTTTCGCTACATTCTTTAACAGTATCTATTACCTTACTGGTGTATGTAGTAAATGTAGAATTTGTAAGTTGGTCAAATGATTTGATGTTGGACACCTGAAATGCTTCAATAGTATTTAATACTGATTCAGCATATGATTTAATTTTGGCGTCAAATTGACTGACCATTGACTGTGGGTTAAACATATTAAACATTTATTTTCCTGTTTTGTTATAGTATTCGATTCGTTGCAATCTAGCTTCAATGATTGATGTGAATAGAACGGTAAAATATTTTAAAATTGTTTGCATGGCTATTCCTAATTAAATTTGGTTTGCGTATAGATTCTCATTAAATTCTCAACTTCTGAAATAGTCTGAGGATTATTCTTTAGAATAAATGCCTCAAACTGACACTTTGGTTTTAAATAAGATAAAAGTTTCTTAATCATAAATTGTCCTTACTAAGTATTTTAATAGGTATCGTTTGTACTAATACTTTTATTTAGACAATATTATACTGCAAACGCACATTTTTTTAGGTATATTTACTCATTATGATCTTCATACCGCATTTTAGCTACAATGTAATCCTTCACTAAACTACTACGGACAATATCATCTACGGTAAACTCAATGCGAGTAAATGATTTCATGTGTTGAGCAATGTCTAAAAATTTTAGAATACCGGACATATCATTCTTTTTCTTATTCAGGTCGGTTTGTCTATAGTCACCACACCATATAATCTTGGACATATGGCCAACTCGTGTCATTACGGTATCGACTTCTTCAAAGGTAAGGTTCTGCATTTCATCCACAATAATAATAGCATTATCAAACGACATACCACGAATGAATGATGTAGATATAAACTGAATGTACCCTTGTTCCTCAAGACGATCCCATGCATCCTTGCGACCAAATAGAGTATCACATATCTGCACATACGGCTGCTGATAAATTTCCATTTTTTCATTTACATCACCGGGTAAATATCCCATGTCCCTTGATTGTACGGCAGAGCGAACAACAATGATTTTATTGAATGGGTTAGATTTGTCCATCACCTCTTCAATGGCTTTATATAATGCACAGAATGTTTTACCAGTACCAGCTACACCATGTAATGCTACAAAGTAATCGCCTCTCTTGTAGGCATCAAAGAATAATTTTTGGTTTTGTGTGAGAGGGTCAAATGTTCTAAGGTCATCTATTCTTAATTTCAAATGATTGGATGGTCGTGGTGCTGTAGGTTTAGGTTCTACAAAGGTGTCGGTTGTTTGTTGCTTTCTGGCCATTTTAGTTTTCCTAATACATGGGTTTTGTGAATCTTGCAAGTTACCCAAGAGTTATAATATTGGTCACTCAATAGGGCGTGCCTGTTAAAAATCTCAAATGTTTCTAAGTAATTACATTCGGATCTAGTCTTACAAAGGTGTAGTATTTCTCTAGTAAATTTATCCTCTCCTTCTTGTTTAACTTCTGCTTGCAATTCTGTATTACTCCCCCAATACTCTAGCCAATCACTGGCCTTTCGTACCTTTTTCTTTTTACCCTTGATTTGACGATAACCAGCCTTAGTGAACAATTTCTTGCCCACATACCGTTTACCTGTTTGAATATTGGTGATAAGATACACATAGCCAATGTTATCGGCTATGTGTTCTTCTTTGAATTCTTCTGCTGTATTATGATAAAACCAGGTCAATCAATAATCCTCGTCTTGTTCCAATTCATCCTCTAACAGATATTCTGCACAGAATGGACAAAACTTTGGATCATCATCACATAACAACTCATCATAATCAATTGTAAATTTTGAATCACAATTAGAACAATGGTGTTTTAAACTTTTCATTTTAATCCTTATTAGCACTACCCCACACATCATTCCATGTACCACTCAATGCACCCTTCGCATAGTCGGTAGCACGATTCTCAAAGAAATTGGTGTGAGTCGGTGCGTTAATCATTACTTCCACCCACGGTAATGGGTTGCGTTTGACTTTGAAAATGCCTTTCATACCTAGGCCAATCAATCGTCTGTCTGCTATATATCTAATGTATTTCTTTACATCTTCTTTAGTGAGGTTTTCACCTTCAACGATGCCAAAGGCTAGGTCAATAAACCTATCTTCTAGCTCAACCATTCTCTCAGCAATGGTGTAGATACTTGATTTTAGCTCATCATTCCAAATCTCTGGGTTCTCATTAATATAGGTCTTAAACAACTTCATCATATTCTCGGCGTGCATTGTTTCATCTACAATAGACCAAGTAATGATTTGACCCATACCTTTCATCTTACCGTGACGAGGAAAGTTTAGTAACATAATAAAGGAACTAAACAACTGCATACCCTCTGTGAATGCTGAGAACACCGCAATATGACGAGCTGTGTTTTCTTTTGTGCCATTCTTATCTGAAATATCTAAGACATAATCATGTTTATCTTTCATCTCCTGATACGATAAGAATTCATTATATGTAGTATCAGGCAAACCAAGTGTTTCAATCAGGTGTGAGTATGCAGCAATATGTAATGCCTCACGAGCCGCAAAGCCCATCAACATCATACGAACCTCTGGTTGTGGGAAGTATGGTAAATAGTTCTTTACATAACCGCCTGCTACATCAATATCACCTTGAGTAAAGAATCGGAAGATGTGTGTTAGGAATTGTTTCTCACCTTCTGTTAGTTTCTTTTTCCAATCTTTAACATCTTCAAGCATTGGTACTTCTGAATGAATCCAATGCGACTGCTCATGCTTCAACCATGCATCATATGCCCACGGATAGTTAAATGGTTTAAAACTATCTCTTGCATCTGTAATTTTACTTTCTATTTTCTTAATCATCTTTTTTCTCATACATTGTGGTGTTTGTATCTCCTAGTGCCCATTTAGCATCAGTCTCTACAGACCATCGCTTCGTTGCTACTCTGAAATCAGGGAGTTTTAATTCTTTGGGATTACTACTTGGTTCCAAAACTATCATTCTATTGTTTGGTTGTGCTGCGTATTGACCATTATCACATTTAATAAAGTTATATGACTTATGATCTTCAACATCTTCACTAAAACCAGTATCAATTATATTAAAATCAGGGTGAGCTGAATCAACTGTAAACATATACTCACCATATCTCCAATCACCGTCTTTCGTTTTAAACTTACACTTCATAGATTGCAATTGTGCCTTTTTGATTATTGTAATATCATAAGACAAACAATCCCACAATTGTAGATAATCTAAAGGCATTTCATCTTCAATTTTTTTCCAACAAAAAGCATGAAGTGGTAACTTATCATACAATGCACCATATTCATTAAGGTAGGCCTCAATACGGAAGGCCTGACCTCTTAATGATTTGATTGATACCCACCAGCAAGGAACTAATTCACCAAATCCTTTTTGAAAATCATAAAGAAACTCTTTACGAACAAAGCATTTTACTGGTGGTAAATTTGCAATAATATGTGCCATAATTACTCACACGCCAAACATTCATCACCGCCAACAATGGCACTCATATCTAATTCTTTGATTACTTCTCTTTCAATACGCTTTGATACCTTATCAGCCTTTGCTAACTTCTCACTACGAGCATAGTACAATGTCTTGAGACCTTTCTTCCATGCCAAATAATGACAGGCGTGTAGGTACTTCACATTAACATCAGGTCTAAAGAATAGGTTCAATGATTGTGCTTGGTCAATATGTTGTTGACGATCAGCAGCGTGTTCAACAACCCATCGTTGGTCAATTTCCATTGCTGTCTTGAATACAAACTTTTCATTATCATCAAGAATGGTTAAGTGTTGTGCTGAACCATCGTTAGCAATGATACTAGACCATGTATCGGCCATTTGGTCATCAGTTAAGTTTTTACTGCGAAGTAAGGCATCAAGAAATTTATTCTTATTCAGGTGAGAACCTGACAAAGTATCTTGACGGTAAGCATTAGCCCGATAAGGTTCAATACTAGGGCTAGTATTACCCATGATAATGGAAGAACTAGCATTAGGAGCAATGGCCATAACATGACTAAAACGAAAACCAGTGCCAGCAGCGTCAGGAGCTTCACCCCGTTCTTGGCCAAGTTGAATATTAGCATCATTTAATCCTTTTCTAATATGACTAAACATTTGGTTGTTTGCAATCTTGGCCATTACGCCTTCAAATGCCAAGTTCTTCTTCTGTAGGTAGGCATGGAAACCTAATGCACCAACACCAATCGACCTCTCACGCATTGCAGAGAATTTAGCACGAGCAATACCATCATGTGCATGGTCAATGAAATACTGTAATACATTATCTAGCATTTCAGCTATGTCTTTTAGAAACAATGGATTATCTTTCCATTCATCATAGTATTCTAGGTTGACTGATGATAAACAACACACAGCTGTACGGTCTTTGTCAGTAGGTAGAATAATCTCCGAACATAGGTTTGATTGCTTAATTGATAGACCAAGTTTCTTTTGAAACTCAGGCATGGCACGATTACTTGTATCAATGTAATGAATGTATGGTTCACCTGTCAACATACGAGTTTCAAGTATGCGTTGCCATAATTCACGAGCAGGAATAGTATCACGAACCTCACCTGAGGCTGGGTCTTTTAGTTCCCATGTGTCATTCACATTGGCATTCAACATAGAGGCCTCAACCAATTGCATGAAGTCATCGGTGATATTAACACCATGATGCAAGTTGAGTGTACGCATATTCTGGTCACCAGTTGGCTTACGCATCTCCAAGAACATTAGAATATCTGGATGATTAATATCAAGGTATGCAGCATAACTACC